TACAAAGGACACTTCTGCCCTGCTAAGCAAGGCGACCCAACCAAATGTCAAACACAATATGTCAAGGCAGGTTCACCAGAGTTTGCTACATTCGTAGCAGACCAAACAAAAGCATAATGTTAAATTGTGATTGCAATAATCTTGACCAAGATGTAGAAGGCTACACTTGTTATAAGTGTTATGAGAAGGACACATGAAAACATTACGCCGTAGTATAGGCAAAGCAGAGGTGGGGGGAGAACCATTACCCCCACCTTTTCAAGCCTTTCAACGTGAAGGAATCATTCTGCGTAGAGCAGAAGTTACTATCATTGCTGGAACTCCAGGCGCAGGCAAGTCTAGTATTGCATTACATATCGCAGCAAGATTAAAACAACCGACATTATATTTCTCTGCGGATACTAATGCACATACTATGGCTATGCGTTTACTAGCAATGAAAGCACGGATAACACAGTCAGCAGCAGAACTTATGCTTAAGACACAGCCAGGATTAGCCGAACAATACTTAAGAGAGTTCAGTAATTTATACTGGTCATTTGAACCTAGCCCATCATTAAAAGATTTAGATGATGAAGTGTCTGCATTTGAAACTATGTGGGGTAGAAGTCCTACCCTTATAGTAGTAGACAACCTAATGGATATAGCAACAGATGGTGGCGAAGAGTTTGCTGCTATGCGTGCAGTCATGAAAGAACTTAAGTATCTTGCAAGAGATACTAATGCATGTGTATTAGTGTTACATCATACCAAAGAAGGTGCGTTTGGTAATCCATGCCAGCCACGTTCAGCATTACAAGGTATGGTTAGTCAGATACCAGCAATGGTATTAACAGTAGGACAACAGATGCAAGGACAAGATGCATACTTGTGTGTAGCCCCAGTTAAGAATCGCTATGGCAAAGCAGACTTTACTGGCAACACATATGTATCGTTATCATTTGACCCAGCATCTATGTATCTTGAGGACATTAGCCGTGATTATAATCAGACAGTATTACAAGTATAAAACAAAGGAGATTAAACATGTTAAAGCATGAAGCAATTGCCTTCTTACCTAAAGGCGTAGAACTACCACAAGAAGTTATTGATTTAGTCAATCAAATGTTAACTCTTCGCAATGAAGAAGAAACAGAACTAGAAGTAACAATAGTTCAATGAGCAGTGCAGCAAAAGCCAAAGGCTCAGGCGCAGAACGAGACGTAGTTAAGTATCTTAAAGAGTGGTTCCCTTATGTAGACAGACGACTGGCTGGTGCAACACTAGATAAAGGTGACATTAGCGGTATACCTGGAGTTACAATAGAGATTAAAAATCATGCCAAGATGAATCTTGGTGGATGGATAGAAGAATTGTTAACCGAAATGGCTAACGATAAAGCATGGACAGGCGTAGTGTGGCACAAGCGGAAGGGAAGGGGAAGCCCTGCCGATTGGTATTGCACTATGCCTGGACATGTTTATGTAGATTTATTATCACGAGCCTTGATTGGTGGACATACAGATGGACAAGGCAAGCATTGAAGAGTATCTCAATTATATAGGCGCAGCCGTGCCTGCAATGGGCAGCGGCTGGCGCAAGATGAAGTGCCCATTTCATGATGATAGTCATGCAAGCGCAGCAGTTAACTATGATATAAATGCATTTATATGTCATGGTTGTGGTGTTAAAGGCGACACCTATTCACTTATAATGCACAAAGAAGGAGGGAGTTATCGTGAGGCTATCAAGTTCGCAGCGTCAGTTCTTACTACAGGCAACACAGAGATACGTGAGCAAGATAGAACTAGCAAAGGATTATCTAGAAAGCCGAAGTCTATCGGTAGAAGAAGCAAACATATTTCATCTGGGAGTGGTAGACGAACCTCTGCCAGGTCATGAACCATACAAAGGTAGACTTGCAATACCATACATAACACCATCAGGTGTAGTTGATATTAGATTTCGTAGTATGCATGGTGAAGACCCTAAGTATCTAGGACTAGTAGGCAGCAAGACAACTATGTTTAATACTCAAGCCTGTTTTGTTGCAGATAAATATATCTGCGTTACCGAAGGTGAGTTTGATTGTATTATGATGTCAGTTAAAACTACACATCCAACAGTAGGTATTCCAGGTGCTAACAACTGGAAGCCACACTATAATAAAATACTTGATGACTTTGATGTTGTCATCGTATTAGCAGATGGTGACACAGCAGGACTAGAGTTTGGCAAGAAAATAAGTAGAGAGTTAGGTAATGTTAATATCATTAGCATGCCTGAAGGTGAAGACGTAAACAGCACAATAACCAAGCAAGGGAGTGGGTGGATAGATGAGCGAATCAGAGAATGTATTACCTCTGGACAGTAGTTTCTGGAATCATACAAAGCATTTAGATTTTACGATTGGTATACCAGTATCAGAAACTAGAATGATGGATGTTATTCAAGTCCTTCAAGATATATATGAAACACTTGAAGAAGATGTAGAAGAAGGAAAGCAATTAATTATAGCAATGGCTGCAATCTTAGTTGCATCTAGGAATAATACCGCTGATGCAGTTTGGGAAGAGTTAAGTGTCCAAGAAGCAATGAAAAATGTAGACAATCATATAAAGGATATACTAAATGAAAAATAAAAAAGACGCTGAAGTCATTGTAAATAGCCTACTTCAGACACTCTACAAGAAACATGAAGACTATGGTCCTATGAATATAGCAGGCGCACCTGGCGGTCCGATGAACGGACTACGTGTCCGTATGTATGACAAACTTGCAAGACTCAACAACCTTATAGATACAGGCGACACGCCCAACTATGAATCAATTGAAGATACGCTTATAGACATGGCTAACTACGCTATCATTGGTCTACTTGTCCAACGTGGACAATGGAAAGGTGTTACCAATGAACCGATTGTTGAAAAGGTAAACTATGGCAAAGACAGTAGTAGTCCTGAGCGACCTACAAATACCATATCACGACAAGCGAAGCGTGCAAGCAGCAATAGATTTCGTGAGGTATTATAAACCTGATGAACTATGGTGTGTAGGTGATGAACTAGATGCACCCGAACCTAGTCGTTGGAATAAAGGTATGGCTGGTGAATATGCAGACACACTACAAGAAGGCATTGATAAAACAAACGAAATTATGGCAGCATTTCGCGCTGCGTTAGGCAAGAACAAAAAGTTTTATATACAACGTAGTAACCATACTGACCGCATTGATACATACATGCGTAAGTATGCACCTGCATTCTCATCACTTAAATCATTAGAGATTGAAACATTACTGGGCTACGACAAGTTAGGTGTTACATATCTACATCGTATGCACGAACTATTACCTGGCTGGGTAATGGCACATGGTGATGAAGGCGCACTTAATCGTGCACCAGGAGCCACTGCTTTAAACTTAGCAAAGTCCTTAGGCAAATCAGTTGTGTGTGGACACACGCACAGAGTTGGACTACAACATGAGACTCGTGGTTTTTATGGAAATACACACACATTGTTCGGTCTTGAAGTCGGGCATATGATGGATATAAAGCAGGCTCACTACCTAACATCAGGCAATGCCAACTGGCAACAAGGCATTGGTATTCTAGTAGAGTCAAAGGGTAAGGTTACTCCACACGCAGTATCAATTATCAATGGAGAAATTAATATCCCATGATTAATTACATTGCGGAATACAACGACATGGTTAATGCATTAGCGGCTGAATACAACCGCAAGTATTCAATGCTTGAGCGTGATGATATTGCGCAAGAACTATGGGTGTGGTTCGTAGCACATCCACGTAAGTTTAAAGAATGGTCAGAGTTAGAGCAGAAGGACCGCGACAAGTTGATTGCTAAGTCTCTACGTAATGCAGCGATTACTTATTGTGAATATGAGAAAGCAAAGAAGATAGGTTATGATAGGTCTGACTTGTATTACTACGACCCTTCAGTGGTCGAAGCCTTTTTGCCTTCTATTATCTCAGAAAGTTATACAATTCCAGTTAAGATTCAAGACCTTAACTCTAAGTTTGGAAGTGATGATGTTACAGATGGCAACAACTGGTTAGCATTACGCTCTGATATAGCATCATCTTACTACAAACTATCTGAATCAAAGCAAAATGTGTTACGCCTACGCTTTAGCGTAGAGCAACCAGACTGGGCAGAAATAGCAAGCACTATAAATAGCACACCAGAGGGTGCAAGAAAAAAAGTTCTGCGTGCTATTAACTCCTTAATTAAAAACTTAGGTGGCTGGAAGCCACAATCTACCAGTGAAGATGACAAGGTTTCGGATGACGTTCGACCTGAGAGGTGAACCCATCTTTACCTGCATATGCGGGTCAGAAATGTGGAACATTAAAGTAATATGGGATAAAGAAGATAGAACAATAGGGATGTATTTGCTAGAGCAAACATGCGAAATATGTGGAGCAATAGCAACTGCACCTACCGAGATAGATGGGAATGATTGTGCCTAACTATGATTTCAAATGCAGCACTTGCAACTCAATCCTTGAAGTGCAAGACCCAACTCCAATGCCATGCACTACTTGTGGCAATACTATGGAACGGATATGGACAGTGCCAGGAATAAAATTCAACGCATCAGGGTTCTACACCACAGACAAATGATACAATTCGAGAACGAAGCAAACTGCGCAAGCACAGACCCAGAGATATTCTTTCCAAAGAATAGAGGTGGGTATGACCATATGCCTATGCTTAAAATTGTATGCGGTTCATGCTTTGCTAAGAATGAATGCTTAGACTATGCCGTAAGGCACAGTGTGTTAGGCTACTGGGGTAATACAACAGAAGCACAACGCAGAGCAATACGAAGAAAACTTGGCATTAAACCTGAGCCACTATTAGAAAGAGAAAGAGAATATGACGACACAAAAAAAGAACCCCAGTCGGTAGGTTAAGTTACCGAACTGGGGTCTTATTGTCTTATATAGCCCTTTAAGGGCGTTTAAAGGCTATTCTTTAGAGCCAATACCATATTCTTTTTCAGCCTTATCTGCCCATTTAGCAGCAGGTGCAGCCAATGCACCGATTAGGACAGCATACTCAGGTGCTATATCAGCAGCCAATGCGATTCCCATAGTTATTGCTGACGCTAAGACAGCACGAACATAGGACTTAAAGGCAGCCTTAGACTTGGGGCTTTTTAACTTTGCGATTAGGTCTTTCATTTTTACTCCATTTCGGTCTGCCAAATCCTACGATAAAGACTGT